TTGTCCAAACGAGGCTTGTCGTCAGAACGCATGTCTGGAGAAAGGATCTTCAGATCATAGGTAGCGCCAGCAGCAGCAGTTGCTGTTACTTCATAGACGCCAATTACGGTATAAAACTCAATACCTGGGAGAGCCGTTACGCCTTGACCGCGATATGCGTTCAAGTGGGCTACATAGTTACCGGGAAAAATTACGGACATTGCTAGTTACCTCCTTAATATACGAAAGAGTAACCAACGGTGATGAAGTCCTTATTAAGGATTTCAAAACCAGCAAACAAGGACCAAATCATGATGATAAAACGACTAAAGTCATCGTTATTGTTCAACAAAATTTGAGCATTGTTACCACCAATACCTACGCCAACGGCCTGAGGACCGAAGAAGATCATTTGAGCGGCACCGTAATCAGCAGCACCAGCTGCCTCATCAGCAACGATCAAGTTGTAGGAAGTTTCAGGTAGGTTTGTTGACTCGAACCAGCGCACTCCCTCGAAGAGGAATCCCGTTGGCATGACTGGCTGTCCAGCCACGAATCCAGCTTGTCCATAAGCGGGACCCATGCCTTGGAAGAAGTTGGCGTTAGGGCCAGCTCCAGGCTGCATAGGATTGACGAGACCCTGTCCTGGGTAACGTGCAATCTCACGGAAGTCACTGTTCTGACGCAAATGCATCATGGCAGTTGGGTCAACAATACAGCGGTAATAACCATCAGCGAAGGTAGGAACATTGCGCTTACGCATGTCCTTAACTACTTCAAGAAGATCGGTTTTTACGTCAAATTTAGCTGACTCTCCGGCTGCATAAGTAACACCTAGGGTGCCACCTGCGCCGCCTTTAGACTTACCACCAGGTAGGTAATAGCCACCAGCATCGCTGCTTGCTTTACCGTTTGCTTCTGCTTTCAGGAGTTCATTTGCGAACACCCGATCGCGCCAGCGGCGATAGTCATCAAGCAGGGTTAGTGAACCAATACTTTGATGGAATACATTCAAATTACCTGTATCAAGCAGCAAACGTTGTGCTGTGATCAGGGTCTCACGAGCTACCTTGAATGTAGAAGGCTGAGCTGTGTCGCGAGTATCTGCAGGACCTGTATATTCCCGAAGCGTGACCAACACCTTATCTTTTACGATATTGCGTGCTGATGATGTGCCAAGAGTTTGGTCAGCAGTACGTTCGCGGGACTCCTTAGTACCGGGCTTGCCCCAGAAGCGGTAACGATCAAGTTGGACCGTTTGGCCAGGTTGCTTTGAAAAATCGTGAACAACCACGGGCTCAACGGCCATCTCAATGATGTACGCAGGGTGTGGGCGATAAAGCTCAGCACCAAGGAGTTTTGGAACGTGAAAATCCTTACTTTAATAAGGCACCGACTATATCATCACTTAATTTGTATATAAGTGCCGGACGCTCTAGCCTGTTATTAAGAAGACTGTACTTCTCAGGTAGTCTGTGAACCTTCCCTGAATGTATCCAGGGCTTGGATGCTGATTGCCTTATCTTTCGACTTAGGTTTCCAGCAGTTCATCCGGTTTTAAATGATCCTACAATCTTACGATCGAATCATTATCAATCCACATGGGATGGTAACTCCAAAACGAATAAATTACTTATGGACTTCGACTAGTCCACATAAATAAATAATAATACTTATATTGGGAGTGTAATTGGTTTTCCCGAAATATTATGGAACAGTTTATCGATACACAAGAGTGGGTGCCTATTCACTCACTTCCAGGATTTGAATGCTGTATTGAATATATGATTAATAGAGATGGAGAAGTTAAGAGTACTAAGGGTAATAAGGATCGCATTCTTAAGTACAAATGGCATAAAGCTGGATATCCTATGGTCACTTTGACGCAACGTATTGGTAGGAAGAAACCTATTTATGTATGTGTTCATAAACTTGTGGCGTTCGCTTTCTTGGGCCAACCACCTACTCCATATGGATCAACAAAAGGATGCTCGATGATAGATCACATTGATGACAATAAATTGAATTGCAAGGCTTCTAACTTGCGTTGGGTAAGCCGTAGCGGAAACAATAATAAATATGCTTATAAACGCCGTCCAAGGAATACTCCAGAACAAGAAGAGTTAGCTAGAGAGCGTCAGCGCATAGCTAAACGTGACTACATGCGACGTAAGAGAGCTGAAGCTAAGAATACTTTACAATAGTTTTATGGGTCTAAGAGGTAAAATGTGGCTGAGATTCTTGTACTCAGAGGTATAACGGAAGTTAAGAGTAAGGTTGGTACTCGTCTTAATCGTGCTCAATCTTCTGAAGGTGACACGTTTCCTATTCTTAAATGGTGGGACAAATCAGACCATGCCGACTATGTACCATGCACCAAGATCACTGTTGACCGAATTAAAGGTGACTTGAATCTGTTTGTCCCAGCTTCTGATGATACAGAACTCACCATTGAATTCGACGGTGACAACACTCTTACCTTTAACAACTATCGAGCAGTACGCCGTATCGGTATTCAGTTAGCTCCTGATGATCCGATTGCTGGTGAATATGTCTTCCCTAAAATTGATAGTACTCCTATATTCCTTAACATAGAACCAGGACTGCCTGTACAAGGCTTCAATCAATATTACCAGTATCACAAGAAGATAATGGAAGAATTCAATCAGTTGTTTATCTCTATGAATGCTGGAGATGATTCTACTGTTGTCGATATCTGTGATTTAAATGCTGGCGACGATTCATTTGACCTAAATCAAACTCATAACAATGGCTGATCAACTGCAATTCAGGGGCGACACCCAAACAAACACGGACCAGCTCGTTGGTGCTCAACGTGAAGTGACTGTAGATACGACTAACTGGAATCTACGTGTTCATGATGGCAGTACACCAGGTGGACATGCGCTAGTTAAAAAGACTGAAGTTGGTAATCCTGTCACCATCATTGCTCCTTTCGCTCAAGCATTCATTAAGACTAACGATGCTGGTACTGGTACTGGCTGTACTTGGGGTGCTTATGACTCAGGGACTGGAGATATGGTCATCACATTCACTACAGCTCAGCCTAATACTGACTACGCAGTGATTAGAAATAGAGAAATGTATGACTCCCATCATATGCTTGTAAAAAGTAAAACGGTAAATGGATTTACAATTGAATGGGCTGACAGTTCAGGTACTTCACCATTAGACCCTTATACATTCCCTGGAACTTTCGTGTGTTATGCGTCTGATCCAACTTACACAGTTAATGTGACTTCCTAGTTATAGTTAATCACCAATCAACGAACGGTCTTTAATATCTAGGCTGGATAACAGCTCAGTACCGATTGTGCATGAAACATTATATGGCAACCTCCTTTGGTTCCTAGCGTGGAACCCTATGTAGAAGCTGTCTTTACGCTGTACATACATATCATCAAACGGATGCTCTTCTTTCTGGTTTGTATATAGACGTACGTCAAACCAGCTATCGATGTACTTGTTGCCAGTTTTATTGTTCTTAAGGTTGATGCTTACCATTGGATCCCATGGCGTTGGCAAGTCTCTTGTTAACACAGCAGGGTCGAAGTCATTAACGGGAGCTAGGTCTTGCGCTTTGTCCATCAATGCATCTGTATAGTTTGGATCTGTACCGATATAAGTCTCGTCAATAGCTAATGATTGCCACCCAGGTTCTGCAAAGTCCTCTTTACCACTATCGATAATATTAAGATTAACTTTGACAAACGTATTCTCAGCGCCGAATAGTCCGACTGTGTCTGTGTAATTCAACGTGAATGGAATTACAGTTATGGTTTCCTGCGGCGCACTGTTAATACTTGCACCTTTTGCATAGTTTAAATTCTTACTAGCAGCAAGTCCTCCAGGTGCAGTGTTGTCACTACCCCCGTAGGTTTGTTTGATTAACGTTATCTGATCTGTTACATCCATCTCTACAATGCAAGTCTTACTTACATTGTAATCTACAAGTACTCTGAGACCTTCTCACTTTCCTCTCTTAATGCTTTGAGTGCTTTGTTTTCTAGAGTTCGGACACGGTCTCTACTCATGTTCAGTATTTGACCTATTGCTGTCATCGAAAGTGGTTCAAGCACCTCATCTCCAATTCCGTACCTCATTCCGATTACTGCAGCTTGCATCTCTGGGAGATCACTAATCAGGCTGCGGATATCTTCTTTGACACAATCCTGTTCAAGCAGCTTGTCTGGTAGTTGCGTCTCATCTTCCAGTAGATCGATAAGTGCTGTATCCCTATTCTCTCCAATCTTTATTTCCAGAGAAGTTGGTTGACGTGCTTTACACATAAGGTCCTTAATCTCCTCTACAGTCAGCTCCAGACGCTCCGCAAGCTGGAAAACGTTAGGCATATACCCATTGATCTGTGAAAGCTCTCTCTGGGCCTTCTTGAGGCGATTCAGGTTCTCTGTGACATGTATAGGCAACCGTATAGCGCGACTCTTCTCTGCGATGGCCCTAGTGATGCCTTGGCGAATCCACCAGTAAGCGTAAGTACTAAACTTATAACCACGACTAGGATCAAATTTCTCAACACCTCTTACCAACCCAATTGTTCCTTCCTGAATTATATCTAGCAGCTCCATATTCCTTTTCGTGTACTTCTTAGCTACTGATACTACTAACCGTAGATTAGCTGTGACCATCTTCTCTTTAGCTTTGTTCCCATCGCGTAATTCGCGTCGAAGGCTTTTGTAATCTATACCTAGCTCTATCGCTAGCTCCTTGTCAGTCAACTTGGTGCCATTACTAGATTCGTAATTAACACGTTGTTCTTCAATCTCCATCATGCGTTGTACTTTACGACCCAACAGAATCTCTTCATCATGCTCTAATAAGGGCACACGTCCGATATCCCGTAAATAGGCACGTACGGAATCACCTGAAGCCACTGGTTTTGCCATATAATTCTTTTCCTTGCTTACTAATCCTAGCAGCAAGATATAACTTTGTCTATCTAATCTAACGCAATTCTTGCAAACCTAAGGCTTTCTTGTGGTGGCTCTTCTCTACCTTCTAGTGCCTCAATTGCCATTGCATCGGCAGCATTTTCGTGGAATCCTTTTTCTTTATAGTTAGCTCTATATTTTTCAAACCTTTCAATAGAGCTGTCGAAATCCTCACCATGAGTAAGCATCTCGGCAGTCATTTGGTTAGCAGATTGATCTGTTAAGCCGTCACTTTTCAGGTGCTTCCATATTGTCTCAAAGACTTCAGGATCTTCCTGTGGTATTGCTCCAGCTTTCCTCACGATTGCACCTACACCTACTATTTAAATTGTAGTGTATTTGTTAAATATTAAGCACCGAGTTGGCCTGGTGTTACTCCCATTGCCATTGCTTTTCCTGTAGCAATATCATTCATAAACGAAGCACCGTCTGGTCCGTTCATGACTTCACCGACTAATGCAACACTTTGTCCTCGGTTGTTAGCAAGAAGCATCTCTGCTTTTCTTGCTTCAGCGAAATTTAGGGCAGCTTGCTGTTGGTCCCTATTCATGTCATAAGCAACCTGTGAGCCCTCCATAGCTGCTGTACGTACTTGACCAGCTGCATCGGCTCCTGCCTGTGGAATTGCTGATTGTGTATTAGCGATTACGTCTTGAGCTTGTGCTACTTGATTCTTAAATGCTTGATTAGTTGTTGATGCTGCACTTGAAATTGGACTTCCATCAAATAAGTTTGGTCCTACTGGGGCAGAGTTATGCATACCGCCTTGACCCATACTTAGTGAATCACTCACCATATTTTCTGCAGCTGAATAAGGTCTAATAGGTTGAGCCATTTTTCAAATTAATCTTGTTATTACTATTGTAAGGGGATTGAATTAACAACCCCCTTTGATACTTATCAGGTGTCCTGAACGAGCATCTTTGTTTGTAGTGCGCCTTGTGGTGCTTGTGAGAGGAACTTCCATGCATCCTCAGGACGGCTGTCCATCAGATTGGATAGTCCACCCCAGAAGTCATTGGCCTGATTGGCTTGACGACCTGGTGTAGGCATGTCCATTTCTGGGCGTTGGAAGTTTGGTGGAACTTGTGTGTTCTGTTCCTGTGACTGAATCTCAGCTTCAAACTGAGCACGGGCTTCGTGCTGTTGACGAGCTTGTGTCTCTGCTGCGGTCTCAGTTGGGTATGGACCTTGAGGACCGAAGAAGTCGTTGACGTAATCAGCAAGAACGTCAGGGTTGGTGAGCATGGTGTTCATTGCGGTGCGCTCTTCGCCTGCTGCTTCAAGCATCAGGGATTGAGACTGACCACGTTGTACCTGCTCGATCAAGGCATCTTCAACTGCACATGCGTACTGGTTGAGGAGTGCGGGTGCTTCAGCGCCGAAGTGCTGGAGGACTTCAAGACTTTGATCGCTTACCTGACTTAGATACGCGTCCCTTACCTCGCCCTGAGCTTGACCCTGCATTGGTGCCTGCGCTTGGTACTGCGCCTGCTCCGAATAGGTTGGGGTTGAAGCTTGGTGACTGGAGATCTGGGCTTGCGAATACTGGGCTGGTGCCGCCTGCGGTGCCGAAGCCCACGCTGCCGGTGTAGCTGTCTGGGGTGTCGGTGTTTGGTAAGCCGAGGGTGATACCTGGGCTTGGGATGGGCTGCTTGTATTCAAACTTGCGCTCAGCGCCTGGAACGCCTCCTGCCATGGATTGCCCGCCTGTGCCGAAGCCTGCTGGACCGGGGCCGCTGCCTGGTAGGCCTGAGGGGCCGCTTGTTGGTAGCTCTGATCCGACACCTGGTAATGAGACGGTTGGCTCATCACGGGTTGGGCGGCCAAGCTCTGCTCTGACGCGGTCGGCATCGGAGAGCTTACTTGGGCCGGGATCGTCGCTGCTTGGTTTGTACCTTCCACTGTAACTTAACTCCTTACGTAAAAATTCAAGTGATCTATATAGGAATCCTGTGATATCAAGATTCGGGTCAGATGCCAAAGGTAAGTCTGGCGTCTGTGGATGTGGTAACTGATAAAGTTGACCGAGTAATCCGATGAACGAATTTAATGATTGCTGTGTTTGTTGAACCATTCGGAAGGGATATCCGCTTAACATTGCGGCTCTCTCTTCGTCAGTCTTGCCAGGGAATAAGTATTTCAGTGCTTCAATAGAATCCACACCTAGTTCTTGAAGGTTACGTACGACGATGCTGTTATTTAGAATATCGTCTGTACTCTCTTCAAATACTTCACCTTGCCAGCGCCAGTCAACTTTAGTGCTGCCGTCTGGTATAAGTCCAATTACTCCTTGAGGGATTTCTCCTGAATCAAGTGTAGCACGGATAGCTTCTTCTCTTTGACTGATAAACTTCCTGTATTTCTTGATAAATTTCTCATTATCTTTCTCATAGGCTTCTAAATCTTCACCATAATCTTCAACAAGTGGAGGCAGTGGTTCTTCTAATCCAATCACTGCGGCGAATGACTTTTTGAACATCTCTTCTTCGTGAATAATCATCATTGAGAAGAGTTTGCACAACCCGTACGTAAAGATTGCCCTTGCTTTCTTTTCAGCAGTAGCAGCGACACGTCCGTAGAGCGTTTTGATTTCATACGCCGTGGATGCTGTTCCAATATCGATGTCATCAACACCACCGAGAGCTAGACGGATTTCAGAGCGGTACTGCTTGACGTACATGTTCTGATCACCTGAAACACTGTCTGGTGTCAGGTAACTAACTCGGTCAGTTGGCTCAAGGTTGGCGATAACACGTGGAACCTTGATCTGCCCATCTAATGCTGATGCTCCGCCGAAAGGAGCACTGTTCTGTGAGCTGCTTCTGCCTATTGCTGCAAATCCAGCCTGAGAGCTGATTGTTGGCTTGAACGACTGTTCTTCACCGGCCTCAACGATGTCATGCTTAGGACGACTTGAAACGAGTGTTGGGTTACCGAAGAACTTCATGTTCTTGCGGATGTTATGGACTAGTTCATCGTGATACAGAATCTGGTTCGATAGCCACTCAAACTCTCCATTTCCACTTGCTTCACCAGTGCAGTCCATGTGATTAAACACTTCGACTGCTGGAATGAATCCCAAACTGTTCGTCAGTACTTCTGTTGATCCAGGCATCGTCATCAACGATTGGCCCATTTCATTCTCAAAGTCGATCTTCTCGTTTGAGATCGTTTGCTCAATACGGTCCTTATATACCTTTAGTTTGATGTACTTCTTACGGCCATTGCGTCCATCAACTTGAGCGTACTGATCGATGGCATTAGGTTCACGGACATTGAAGCTGTAGATCAGCACCACGCTTTCTAATTCACTATTCTGATTCCGATAAGCACGGTAACTATCTCTTGGGAAATAGAGTAACTGGTATGTATCCCCATCTGGACGGAAGTAGAAGAGACCTTGTCCATCACATAAGAAGTAATCGATAATGCTATCGAGCTTCATTTCCAGCATATTCTCTTCGCAGATCTTTGCTAGAAAGTCTTTCCTGTTACCGAACGAATCCTGTTCTGCATAGAACTCCACACCACGACGAAGCATGAACATCCTCATCTGTGCAAGATGGGATGAAACGATCATAGAATCTACTGATAAATCTCCTCTCCTCTCTTTAGCTGCTGTGAGGATTTGACTTATCTGGCTTTGTGCTGAGGAGTTCATCCTTTCTTTCCCTATTATTTAAATATTAGTCGATATCCTTTATCATATCGAGGTACTTGTCGTCATCCAGCTCAGGTGCCTCAATAGCCGAGAGTGATGTTGGCCATTCGTACTCAGGTTTCTCGTAATTAACATGCCATATATCACCTGCCCACTGTGATCTAGCAATGTCCCCTTGAGCTTGATGGTAGATAGGACGTTGATCAATTGACTTAGCAAGAGCTGTTGTGTCTAAGTGCCTATTTGCATTATTGATTCCCTTATCTGTGAATTGCTGTGCTCTTTCTCCTTCCGGTCTAGCACTTCGTTTGTCATAACCTTGACTCCATTTATCAGCCCACTGTTTACCCCCTGATTCATTTAATCCTGACTTCCCATATGCTGATTGAGCTTTTGCCCAATCCGAAGCAGAGGTATCTTGTTTCGGATGACTTAGTCTTCCAATTGTTGATGGTGCATTTACGTTTGGCTTAATTGTCTCCGGTTCACTTTGTGGGTTATCATTTCTGTCTTGCCAATACTTAGTTACCTCAGCACGCTCTTCAGTGTGCTCTGTTTCACTTGTTGATCTCTTTGGACCTTCAAGCAACGCATTACCAGCCATCCTATTTTTCTTTTCCCCCTCCTTGCTATATCCCATTTGATATGTAGTCATCTTATTACTTATTATGAGAAGCTATCACTATTGTACTCTACTTGTAAGTGACCCCTTCTTAAAAGGCCTCCCATAGTCAGCACCATTGAATCCACAGCATCATCATGAGATGCATGACCAAAGTTCAATAGCTCTTCTTCTAATACGTCCCATTTACGCCACTTGTTCCATACCACTCTTTTGTTCTCATATAGACCAAGCACCCCGCGTAGTCTTGCTAACTTATCTCCTTTAAAACCTTTAACGGGAGAACATGACAGGTTATATAGCGCTCGATCATCAAACATAATTCGCTTAAAATCCCCTTCAAACGATGTTTGGTATGCAACGGCTTCAGGCCATATCACGCATGGTGACATGGTTGGGAAGTACTGACCCTCATCGTTTTCAGCAACAATATTCCAATCAGCAAGCATTTCGCAGAGCGTATCCATCTTCTGGATATTGCCCATTGTCCGGTTACGTCGCTGATCGATTAAATAGATCTTGCCGTCCTTAATTCCACCGAGTGTCATGACTGTCCAGTCATTCTTCTCACTTAGACCGGCACTAAGGTCGATCCCTACTCCCAGGCAGTCGTACTCATCAGGTACTTCCTGCTTACAGATTAATTCTGGGGAGATACCAACGTCAGCTGAACGTACTGCTGTATTCAGGTACTGGTAAGCGAATGCCACCCTATCTTCACTCTTGCGTTCATTCAGGTATTTCATTGACCAGAATTCAGGCCAGTAGGAACGTTGCCTACCGTCTGCATCTGTAATTACAGCTTTTTGGACAATCTGTTTCCAGTTGTTCTTAGGTGTAAAAAGGCTGGCATGAATATCGTCAAAGTGGAAACGAGTTCCAAGGCATATGGCACGAGCACCCTGGAACATCGTGGGAGCTATGACGTTTGACCATGTTTGCTCCATTTCACGGCGTATATCTGGGTTATTAATTGAAGCAGCAGATTTAATCGGGTCATCAATTAGCACCAGCTGTGACCGCTTAGAAGTAATTGCTCCCTTGAGACCACCACAAGCAACTGTGAATGCTTCTTCCCCCGCTGTGTCTATTCCAGCGAACTCATAATCAATACTCCAGTATTCATCTGATCTACGTATCTTTGATAAACGCACCATCGGGAATACTTCCCGGTATTTACTGCTAGTTAGGATTCCTTTAATCGTTGCACTCTTTGCACGACTAATGTCCACCATGTAGGCGATATATAGGATACGCAGCATTTTCTTTGCAGCTGCATGTCGGCCTATCATCCAAGCTGCATACAAACCAAGGACAGTACTTTTCGCAGATCCTCTGGGTGCAAGGATTGATGTATTCGGTCCTCCTATTCCTAATAGACATTCACTATCTTCTCCTGTACATAACTCATTGTGCCATTCCAGCATATGTTTAGCTGGTGCTTTACCAAGGAATGTGCAGAATACTTTGAAGTCATCCCTTGCTTGAAGTACTTGCTCTGATGGTGGTTTTACTGTGACTTTAGTTGCGGTCATTAAAGCTGACCGTTTATAAGCTAAGGCTACACTTGAGACTGCCATTTAGTTCTATTGATTTATTTTAAGTCTAACGTCAGGATTACCTCAATCTTGACCGTCTCTCGGCAATTCGCTGTTGAGCCCTATTTTTTGCTTTAGAAATTTTTTCGCTTCTTTTATTCTGTGCCCTTGTGATTGCATACACAGCTCGCATATCATTTGCTAACTGCTCAGCTTCAATCCTTTTTGCATTACTGTATCCACTTGTTTCTCCAACTGATGGAAGCCTTTTACTTAAAGCACTCTCTAATCGTACTGAGTTAACAGTACTAGCTTTTAGTTCTGGGAACTCAGGTAATGGTACTGAACCTGACATTACGAATTACTCAA